TCGCCTCCCAGAGGAGGTTTGCTGAGACTAGTCAATAAAGGCTCTTTGAAGCCTCCGCCTTTAGGCGGGGGTTATTGACATGAATACGGTTCGTTTCTTTCGGGCAGGCCGAAGCTCCCATACGGGAGCCCACGGAAAACCGGACTGCCAACTGCAGCTGTCATACGACCTTATTTGGTCATTTTACGCCTCCTTCTCCAAAGATTCAACAATTCGGAAGATCTGATTGACGGCTCGTTCCCTATGCATGTTGAGCGTCTTTTCCCCTAGCGAGAGCTCGCGTTCGATGTCCCTGGGGTGGCGCTTCTCGCAGTAGAACATGCGCAGAACTGCGCGGCTGATGTTACGCATTTCTCGATCTCTGTAAGCTCGGTCGATCAGGTTAGCGTCGTCGACGTCGATGCCCCGTCTCTCTGCCTGCGGCGGTCGCGTCGGCGGCTCGTCATCTCCCTCTTCCGCCTCGTGGTCATACCAGTAGCGAAGCGACTCACAGAAGACAAGCGTCGCCCCCTTCTTGACTCTTGGGCATTCGCGGTTTGCTCGCGCCCAGTTGCGAAGTCGCTGTTCTTGCTCTTTCGTGATCATCAGAACTCCTCAATCCTCCAACCTCCGCCGTCTTTCTTTGCTTGCTTGTAGACAGCTTTGAAAACGAACGGAAACTTCTCAGCTGCAACCTTGACTTTCACGCGGGCGTCGTCGGTCCAATAGCCCTTGACCTCGTGCATCTCCATGATGCCGTCAGCTCGTAGAACAGCGAAATCAGGGGTGTAGCGGCATCCGTCGGCGAGCTTAAGGGTGACACCTTCAAAGGCATACCAGACGACCTCATGCGCGTTTCTGGCGGCTTCTAGCGTGGTTGCATAAGCCGCCTCTGTGCGGTTCATCTGGCCGGACTTCATGCGCCCGAGCGCGAAGACTTTTCTATTCATGTGCGAGTCTCTCGAGGTCGGTGCGCTCCATCAGTCGCAGCATGGAATCTGCCTGGTGCTTTGCGGCGCGAAGAGCCTGCTTGACGTGCTTTCGGTTTTCTGCACGATCCCAGACGTGATTTCTCACGTGCTGGCTTTCATCTGCGCAGACGATCGCGTCGATGGTCGTCTCGAGCGTCTTGAGCGTTTTAGCCATGCGCGGTAGTTCGTCAGGTGTGAAGAGGCTGGTCATTTCGCACCTCCGAAGCGCCCGTTATAGAACGGCTCACCGCCAACGCGAATCCATCCCTTGACGTTCAGGAGCGACAGGCTTTGCTTGTAGAGAGGTACGTAGATGAGCGCATCGTCCTCCCGATATCCGAAGACCCTGAAGCCATTGACAGGACGCCCGTGCCAGGCTCTGAGCAGGAAAAGGCATCGCTCGCCGATTTTGGGGGCATTGAGCTTCCCGTCCTTCTCGATCGGCTCAAAGTCCTCGTCCTTGATTTCGGACATGCGGGGGCTACGAGTGAGTTGCATCGGTTTCTCCTTTTGCGATTTTGAGTTGTTCAATTTCGTCGGGGCGTAGACGTTGTGGCAGCCCCGCCTTCCGCATCTGCCACGTGCCCGCCTTTTCGAGCTTGAGTGGCTTTTCGGGGATCAGGCGACAGCTGTTGCCGAATCGGCGCTTTTGCGGCTTGGCCCAGACTTGCCCTGCCTCGTCGACTTCGTACTGGTCGAAGCCCTTGATGTTCCACCTCATAACGTCCTCCTGTGGTCAATATGCTTTTGCTCATTCGTCCCGGTCATCGCTCTCAAAAATCCATGCAACGTACATGACGAA